TCAAGGAGTGGTGTCTGGAAAAGGCGACCCCGGGCCCCACGGGGGACCCGGGATCGCGCGCCCTGCCCGGGCGCTCAGGAGGCTCTAGAGGCCGAGGGAACGCCTCAGGAGCCGCCTTCTGTGGTGGCCGGAGGCTCGGCGCCAGGGATCGCCGATTGCGCCGGCTGCGGAGCCGGAGCGCCCTCCTCGGCCACGCTCTCCGTTCGGGGGGCGTTCGCCGGAATGGCGGCTTCGACCAGGCCGAGCTCCACGAGCTCGTCGCGCCGCTCCGGGTCGTAGACCAGATCGAGGAACTCGCCGGGATCGTTCCCGACGTGATCCCGGATGTGAGCCGGCAGCCGATCGAAGTCATCGCGCGCGGCCATCACCCGGTTGGTCATGTCGTGCAGGTCGCTCGCGTTCTCGAACTCGCCGTAGCTCATCGGCGCGCCGCCGGCCGGGGGTATGAAGCCGGTCTTCAGCCACCTGGCCATTATGTGGTTGATGTCGGTCGGAAGCGCCTCGCTTTGCTTCGTCAGCTCGCGCCCACCACCAGGGTGGGGCGCATCGCGCCTCGGCCAATCGGGGTTGATGAACACGTTAGTTGTCCTCCTTGTCTTTCTCGGCCTTGGAACGTTGCTCGTTCCCTAGCCACTGGTCCTTGTAGTAGTTCATTGTGCCTTTCAGCCACTCCCACGCGTTGCCCATGTACTTCTTGGCCTTTTCGGGCTCCTGCTTCCAGCTCCCGAAAATCTGCCCAGGCGTAGCGGGGATCTCCAGCAAATCCGCCTGGAGGGCCTTCAACCGCGTCTCCTCTTTCGCGCGGAAGGCCTGTTGGTAGTTCAGCTCCTCTTGTGAGATGGACGTCGACTCACCTTGTTCGACCATCTTGCGCTGCGCTCGGAGCAGCTCCCGCTCCGGGGCCAGCTTGGCCAGCTTCGCTCCGGTACCGGCCATGCCGCGGGTCGAACTCTGCACCGAGGCCTGGTTCGCTACCGCCGACCCGAACGCTTTCGGGCCGGTCGCTGTCAGCACGGGATTGAGACCTGCAGCCTGCAGGTCCTTGACCGCACGTTGATGGGCCGTTGACATCAGGTACAGAGCGAACGCGCGAGATCGCTTGCTCTCGCGCATGTTCCGAATCGCGGCTTTCTCACTCCCGTAGATATCGGCTCCGACTCCGGCAGCCGCAACCGCGTCGCTTCCCGGCTGGGACATCAGGAACCTCCCAGGTAGCCGGCAACCGCGGCCGCCAGGAGCCGCAGGATTTCCAGCCCGGTGACGATCGCCTTGCGTCTGTTGTCGTACGCCATTGTGTCTCTCCTCTCTTAGAAGTGATCGACCAGGCCGGGAACCGAACGCACCGGCATCGGTCGGGCCGTAGTCAGCTGGAACCAGAAGTCGCCGAGGAACTCGTCCGCAGCAACCGCGACCACGCGCGCGATCGGAGGGTTCTCCTCTATGAACACATCGTTCAGGAGAGGCCGCGACGAGAAGTCGAGGCCCAGATGCCACTGGTCGAGTGGAGTGGCGTAGCCGCTGTTCATCGCGCCCGACGTCCAGCTTTGCTTGTAGCGGTACTCGGCATAGCGCTCCTGATAGCCGAACACGTCGTCGTCATTGGCCGAACCGTCCGCGTAAAGCTCCTTCGAGAGAATGGCCTGCTCACCGAGGTGGGCGAGTGCCGGGTAGAAGTGATCGAACCGAGTGCGCCGCGAGAACATCCGCGGGATGCCCTGTTGGTACGTAAGGTCCGCCCTGGCCGAGACCAGGCCGAGCAAGAGACAGTGCTCCGTGAACGACTTCGTGAAGCCGACGCCTTCCACGAACCCGTTGGCGAACGCCCCGAGCGTTCCCAGCGGAGCCGCCGCGCTCAAGTGCTGCGCGACCGGGTGACTCTGAATCACCGTTGAACCGCCACCGAGGTACTCGGGTCGCTGGAGTCGCTGATCCGGCGAGACTACGCCGAAGTGACTCCTAATCACCTCGGTGTACCTGGTCCCTCCTCTCGCATCCCGTTCGAGAAGTCGCTGGACCTGGAAAGCCTCCCGAATCTGATTGATCGTCGCCGCTGTTGCGGACGACAGATCGGCTTCCAGGCCGGTGTTGTTGCCCCAGGTGAACGTGCCCGTTCCGGTGTGAGCGTTCTGGGTCCCGACGACCGTCTGCGCGGCGATTCCCCAGAGTGGGTTGTTGTTCGGTCCGCCCGGAGAGTTGACGTTCGGGGCGGTCCCGTCCGACACGATCGGAGCCGAGTCTCCCAGCGGCAGCGTCACCGCGTCGCCCTTCTGCGGGAACGGAAGCGCCGACGTGAAGTAGTCATGCCGCTTGCCGCGTCGCTGCAGTGTGTACGTCGCTGACAGGTCTGGACCGTCATCCTTCGGGACCGTCAGCGAGTCTTGGAGATCCTCCGAGCGGAACCACTCGTTCCAGATCAGGTTGTAGCTCCTGTGCCAGAGCGCACTGAAGTCGATTGGAGCGCCGGCGATCGGGAGACCGAGGTAGTTGCTCAACGAATCCTCGGCCACCGTCTCGTTCTCGATCTGCGGAATCAGGAAGTCGGTCGAGTCTCCCGGGTCGACCTGCTCGCCGTGCATCTTTTGGAAGTTGTCCCACACCAGGCGGTAAGGGACGGCGAAGAAGAAGAAGTCCACGTAGATGTTGTCCATCACCGGGAACACCGGAGTCGCCAGGCGCAGGAACGCCTTCGTCCTGAGGTTGAACGTGTCGCCCGGCAGGGCCTCGTCCACGAAGATGGGCACCAGTAGCCCGCTGTTGAACGCGGTCTTCAGTGCGTGGGAACGGTCGAACTTGGAGCGGGGAATATCCGCTCTCGGAATCATGGAGAATTGGGTCTGTGCGCCCCCGCGGTTGCGGTTGGCTCGTGTCTTGTTGCGCATTGTTAGGCTTCGCTTTCCTATTGGTCGGTGCGTCTTACGACGCGGTTAGTTGTTGTTCTGGGTATCGGGGTTCTTCAGGCTCAGCGCCCGGCGGACAGCTGCCACCTTCGCTTCGCTCGGCGCCGCGCTGTCCGCCGGTCCGCTCGCCTCGTGGAACGGTTCGCTGGCCTGCAGGTACTGCACGGCCGTGCCCAGGTTGCGGTGAGTGATCGGGGCCACCTGGCCCGTATGCTCGTTGAACTCACCGACACAGAACAGCGTGTAGTCGCCAGGCCACTTGGCGAAGTTGCTAGAAGGATCGTTGACGGCGGCCTCGAACATCCGAGCTGCCAAGCCGTCGTTTCGGGTGGTGAAGGGGGCGAGATACGCCTCTGCCTTGCTGTCGTAGATCGCATAGATGTTTACGTTGTCGTTATTCGTCATCGCTTTTCCCTCTATTGCTCAAATTGAGCGTTTGTTTAGAGCAAGGCGGCTTTTTGCCACCGTTTCCCTGACACGACGGCGCTCCGGAGTGCTGTCCGCCGGGTCAACTGTTAGGCGCCTCTTGTCTTTGAGCGCCTCTAGCTGTTCTGGATCTTTCTCGCCCAGGAGTTGGTCGTAGTAGCGCGGAGGCCTGCGCTTGTGCCCCGCGACAATCACCTCATCCATCGGGTAGACCTCCTGGCCGTACTGCGCGAACCAGCCCGAGCCTATGCCGCGGCCGGTCTTCCCGCCGCGGGACATGGTGGAGAACTCAGGCCGAACGGCCCAGAATTCGCCCGTCTCTTCGTCCCAACGGCCGTACTTGTCCGCATAGCTAGCCGCATCGAGAGAGGGCGAGATTTTCTTCGTGCAGTAGCGGGCGACATAGGCGGCAGAGCCGCGTGTTAGTTCGCCGCCTACTGCGAAGCCTTTGGACCAGGCCTCGCTAAGCCTCGGCGACGTCCAAAGAGATCGGCTCGCGCGCTCGCGGTCCTCGCTGAAGTCCTCGCCGAATAAGCACACATGGAAGTGTGGACGCTGATTCGTGTCGCCGTATTCGCCGCACATGTAGTAGCGGACTCGGGTCTCCCCGAGTCGCTTGCGAAGACGTTTCATGAACAGTTGGAAGTCGCGGACGTCCAGGCCGCGATCTAGCGGCAGATGGTCTTCGTCATAGGTCAGCGTCAGGAACGAGTTGCAATCATGGATCGCTGCCTCGTGCATGATCCGCGTGGTCCAATCCTCGGCCTGCTCTAATCGGCAGCCGAGGCACTGGCCACACGGGATATCGAGAGCCGCGTCAAAGTGACCCGTACTCGAGCTGCGCAGCCCGCGCCCTCTCGAGGTCACCTCGACGCGACCCTCGGTTGTGCGAATCCCCGGCATCGGGGAGTAGCACGGCACCTCTGATCAGAGGCGCCAGCCGCCGCGGAGCGGTCGGGCGCGCAGGTTCTTGCCCTTGACCCGCGTCCCGCGTCGGAAATTTCGCCGACTGGATTTTCGGCTCATGCGTCGTCGTTTCATGACTCCTCCTAGTTGGGTCCTGCCACCACTAGCGATGGTGTCAGTCCCCCCAGACAGTATCAAGGAGT